TACCTTAAGGTAGGTACAGAATGGGGAGAAACACTTCACCAATGTTGGGATTGTGACTCGGAAGGAGAGTTTTATGAGACTTCAGATAATTATTTTAGTAACGCTGACAGTGATGATAATACTTCTAACAAGTTGCACTAGAGACTTTAATCTAAATCCCTGGACTACAACATTAAAGGTAATAAAACATGATTCGAGGAGATAGTAGCGAATACTTTATGTTAAAGGAATGGGTAAATACCCTTCCCTTTTTTACGGAAGCACCGCAAGTTCTTACTTGTGAGATTGGTGTACGTGAAGGACTTGGATCTAAGATCATTATGGATGGAATCAGGGCAAGACTTCCTGGAGTTCCCTATAAACATGTAGCAATCGATCCTTATAACAATCTCAAATATCAACATTACGATGATTCCCCTGCATATACTGCAGATTACACTGATGATATGCGTAAACAAATGGAGATAGATTTTAAAGATTATCCTGAGTTTAGATTTCATCACATGACCGATGTAGAATTTATGAATACTCATCCTAAATCTGGTCCTTTTGATTTAGTATTCTTTGATGGTCCGCACATGACTAAAGATGTCATGACCGAGGCTATTTGGTTTGCACCGAGGAGCAGAAGAGGAACAAGATTCATATTCGATGATCATAATAAATATGAAATGAGTATCATAGCTTATGCCTTGACGGTGTATGGATTTAAAACAATAGAATGTGGAGAAAATAAAATATGTCTGGAAAAGAAATAACAGAAAGCGATTTTGCTTATCTTGCTGGGTTAATTGATGGCGAGGGAAGTATATATTATAAAAAAACTAAACAAAAACGTAACACACGACCTGGTAAACCAGTTCATAATGTATGGGTCATTAGATTAGAAATAGCTATGACTGATAAGGATACAGTGAAATGGTGTCATGATACTTTTAATGTTGGATCCTTTGGAGAACGTAAAGTTAAGGAAGGGAAGAAGAGACAATGGCGATGGAGAGTGGCACATAGAGAGTGTTTAGAGATTTGTATTGCTGTGTGGCCTCATATTAAAACGAAGTTACATAAAGTAGAACAAGTCATAGATCATTATGAAGGTTATGATGGCGTTGACAAGACTAATGTGGTAGACTTAGAAAACTATCGAATAACTCGAAAGTTTAATTGGAATCTACATGGAAATTAAAAAAGAAAAAAAATTAAATAAATCCTTGAAATCATTACCTAAATTGAAGCAGGATATTGTTAAATCTATGACGCAAACCAGCCTAAATAAAAAGTATGGGGACCTGGTTGAAAATATAATAGAAAGAAAATTAAATGATAAAAATGTTTACCGAGAAGGAATTAAAAGTGTGGAAGGAAGCGATGGAGAAGTTGGAAAAACAGACTCGGGTCGGTCTTAAGAAGAGCGATCGATATAACTATGTCGAGGGCTCACGGTCCACGGAACACGGCTCCCGGATCTATGATGTAGCCGGAGAAAAATTACCTTCAGTCACAACAATACTTGCAAAAACTAAAGATCAGAGTTATTTAACCGCCTGGAAACAAAAGGTTGGAAATGAAACAGCAGAACGAATCAAGAATTTATCTAGTAAGCGCGGAACTGCCATGCACAAGTTCTTGGAACATCATATACTCGGAACTGGCTACGATGATCTTACAGGGCTCGGACAAGAGGCGAAAGCCATGGCCCAAAAAATTATTGACGTGGGTCTTACGCCAGTGGAAGAATATTATGGCTCGGAAGTTACCTTACATTATCCTGGCCTTTATGCTGGGTCTACTGATCTAGTATGTAATCACAATGGGATGGATACCATTATTGATTTTAAACAAGCCAACCGTCCCAAAAATAAAGATTGGATAGAAGATTATTTTTTACAGATTGCAGCTTACGCAATGGCTCATGATTATGTCTATAGATCTGAAATTAGACAAGGAGTTATTATGATATGTACTCCAGATTTGTACTATCAAGAATTTAAAATACAGGACGCAGATCTCAGAAGCTGGAAGCACAAGTGGCTGGCACGTCTAGATAAATACAACAAATCAGCAGCATAAATGTCGACACCTAGGGTGTCGCAAGGGTGTCGGCAGGGTGTCGAAGGGTGTCGAACTTTTAGGCAAAACTGCGACCAAAGTGTACAATTATGACTGAATTGTGGCAATTTGGCCATAATTCTGCCACAATATGTCGACACTTCGACACCCCTTCGACACCCTGCCGACACCCCCCCTGTCGAAGCTACTATCGTTGGTATATAAGGAAAGTAATCGAAATTTGTGCCTTTCGACACCTATTTCTATTTTTATAAGCGCTGATTTAAAAAAATAATTTTTTACCTTTATGGTGTCGACAACTGTGTTACAAGACTCTATGCCTAAGAAAAGAAGAAAAAGCGTTGCCTCATTTGGAACTCCCGACATACCTTTTCCTAAAGTCCGGGTGGAGTGGATCGATTGTGTGAGTGATTCGGGCTGGGCTAATGAAAAAGAATTTGATAAAATGTCTTTAGCTAGACCTATCAATGAAGGTTGGTTATATTCTAAAGATAAAAAATCTATTAAGTTGTTTGCTTCTTATGATAAGGAAGATGATGGTAGTTTTAGTTTTGGAGACAGGACTATGATTCCAAGACAGTGGGTTAGAAAAATTACTAAAATTTAATGGGTAACTTTATCGCTAACTTTATCGTCATCCCTTTTTTCTTCTTGCTCTTTGTCATCTATGTTGGTTTTATCCTCGTAGTGAGTTTCGGGGAGTGGCTTTGGGAGTTGTGCAGAACTTGCTTTAACTTCTTTCTTAAGTTGATCAAGAGGCTTTGCGTCTAAGATTGGACTGTATTGGTCCACAATTTCTTTCATCCGTTGTTCTAATTCTTGTTCTGTTAAGTCTTCAAGCTTACCAGTTTTAATTATTTTTTGTTCAATATATAATCCAGCCGCTTTACCACGTGAAACTTCAGCATTGACAGCACTAGAAAAACTACCTTTCTTTAGTGCTTCTTCTCTGAGTCTAGCTAATTCTTTAATGTGTTTTTCAAAGGTAACTTCATATTTTTGTTGTACTTCTTCTCTTAGCTCTCCAATGTATCTTACCACAAGGGGATATCTTTTTGGATTTCTTAATTCACTAGCTCTAACTCTAGCTGAGTCTTCAGCATAGCCAGCTTCAACAGCACACTCATATGGAGTCTTTCTGCCTTCATTGTATACGTACAATTCAGAAAATCTTTTTTGTATATCGGTGAGTTTTTTTGGTAGTCCCATGATAGTTATTTTTGAAGGCCTTGTTTGAACTTCGTGTGGTGGAGTCCATCCAAACAAGACCAAGCTTGACTTTTACAGTAAATCGAAGTAAAAGTCAATATGATAAATGAGAAAGGATCTAACGATTTGGAAGCACGAATAGAGCAGCTAGAAAAGCAAAAAGAACTACTGCAGGAAAAATGTAGACAGGCTGGTGCAAGGATTAAAGAATTGGAAACTGATAATAAAAGACTTGCTAATGAAGTTAATAATTATATAGACCGCATAACTAAAAATATTACATGTTAAAATCACAAGAAGTAGAAAAGATAATTAAAAAATTTAATGAGAAAAGTACTGTTGCCAAAGAGGCTAGAGTTTCTATTAAAACTCCTGATGGTAGGATGTGGGACATAGAGTCTTTGTTCTTAGCAGAGAATAAAATCATTGGAGCCCGTGAAACTCATCGTATTGTTGTTAGAATTGTACCTGAAGTTGCGTCTCCGGGTAAGGTAATTAAGAAGCTGTGATTACTTTGAAATGAGATGGCTCCCGAACGAAAATTATGGCATGAAGTTAAAAAGAATTGTCCTCAAATTAAGTGGACAAGGATTGAGAATTTCGCTGGCGTTGGCGTGCCTGATCTATTGGGTTATAATGATTCTGGCACCTTTTTCACAGTAGAATTAAAAGTAGTCAAGAGTAATAAAATACGATTTTCACCACACCAAATTGCCTTCCATACCACACATCCTAAGAATACATTTATCCTTGTCAAGCACCTTGGTTCAGGGTGCTTGAAACTTGTCCCAGGGTCCCTGGTTCAAGATCTTTTAAGGGAAGGCTTTGCTTGCTCGTCAGTTGCTCGTGGATCATGGTCCACGGTGCTTGAGACTTTGCTCGCTTGTTGATCGTTGCTCGCTCGTTGCTCGTTGGTCCTTGCTTGAAGCTTTTTTCTTTCTGCCC